TCCGTCTATTTTACAATCCTCGATCCCGATACACTCCAACAGAGCCGGGATGCGTACAAGAGGTTTGGCCGGGTTGAAGTCGTAGCGGCCCGAAATCCGACCGTTGAGAGAGCTGATGATCCATATCCAGCCGGCACACTCCCTTTCGGCGCCATTTGGCGATCTTGTCGGCGATTTCGCCAATCTCGGCCATCAGACCGAAAAGCATATAGGTCGCATTCTCGCAACTCGGCAGCCGCGTACTCATCGCGCGTGTCTGATATTCGTTCGCTCGCATAGTTATTTCTAGTTTTTTTGGTTAAACTTCCTCTCGACCAGATCGCATAAATCCAAGTACATCGCATCGGCATTCTCCGCCTTCACTCTCTCCCGGAACCCCGCTATATCCGACAGCCAGCAGCCGCAACGGACATAAATGCCGTCTTGCAGGTTGAAAAAGTAAACCTTGCTGCCAATCCGAGAGCCGAACCCGACAAAAGCCAGGAAAGGATAATCGCCGATATATTCGCCTTTCCCTTCGAAGGAGCACTCCTCACCGAAAGAGCAATCCTCACCGAAAGAGCACCACTTGCCGAAGGAGCAGCCCTTGCCGAAAGAGCACCACTCGCCGAAGGAGCACCACTCGCCGAAGGAGCACCGCTCGCCGAATATTTGTATATCACTGTAATCCCCCGAGGGGCATTGTTTGATTCCGTCGAT